GTCCGTGTCGCTATCGGCCGACCATGAAAGGTTGCTCTGCTCATCCTGAAGCTGGATGATATTTGAGGTCACGGACCCCGCCGATCGGGTCTCTGCCCCATCAACACTGACCAGTTTCCAACTATAACTGCCGTTCAACTGTCCCGTCGCCGTGTTGACCGACGCGGTGGGAGTTGGGGACTTTGCCGAGGGACCAGCGGTGGAAAGCGCCGATCCATTCCACGCTCGGGGGGCTACCACCCCATTTGCGAAGAACAGGGTATTATCCACCTGGGAAAAGTCGGGGATAGACCCCACGGACCCACTCCCGAGATCAATAATAAACGTCCACGCCGCCCCATCGTTGGTGCTGTACCACAGTTCATACTCGCTCGACGCCGCCTCAAACACCCCGATCAACTGACGTGTAAACGTCCCGTCACTATCGGTCTTTCGATAGGCCCGGAGCGCACGTAAGCGTGTGGCCGCACTCCCGGTATTAGTCGTCACCGCCGAGGAGTTCTGCTTGCTATAGCCAGGAATCTTCTTAGCACGGCCGAGTTTATCAATCCAGAGATTCCGACTTCCCGAGGAGGAATAGATCGCTGGCAACGCAACCGAATGAATCCCTTCCTGGGTGCCAAGAAAGACAGAAAAGACCTGGGTCTGGATGGGATACGACATTAAGTAGTCACCACGAAAAAAGCCGTTCCCTGCGTCGGCGTCAGGCGCGTCGGCCCTGAACCACGGTACACCTCATCCCCGGTCGCGAGCGAGAGTACCCGGTACGGACGAGATTGCACCTCATTCAACGAAAGATGGTCTCGAAGACCCGTGAGGGTCATCGCAAACTGATCGTCCTGGACCGCCGCATAAGATCGAGAAACTCCGTAATGAGGATGTGGCTCAAAGGTCCAATGCTGGGAAAGAAGACTCGGGAATGGATGGGGTCCGCCGCCATCACCCACGCGGGTTGATGTCCAGTTGGCAATATCGGGTGGCACCGATGGGAGCACCGATGAGAGCACATGCTGAAGCTGTGCGCCTGATCCGTGATGAGATTCCCCTCGGTCATTCAGTACACCGTAAACATCATGATGGGCAGACATCGCACACCCGCAGACAAACGCGGTCAGCAATGCCGATGCCGCCACGTCCACATCGCGTCCCTGGCGACTCCGATCCCAGCGTTGATGCTCATTATCAATCACTACTGATGGGCACCCGGCGATCCCATGCTTGGCGTGCCACGGCTGGCGCACCCAGCGCCACGGCCCTTCGTCGGTATTGTCTCGACGAGGAAAATGCACCGTCGTCACCGTCGCAGGACCATCACGATGAAGATCGACGAGCCGCTCCTCAAGATTCTCCCAGTCTGGGGCAGCCGCCGCCGAGAGAGCAAGCGGCACATCGCACCGATCACGAAAGACCTCGCCTAGTTGTCGAACCTCGTCATCTTCCCACCCATTGTCCCGATGGTTCCACTCATTAGCAATTTCCACACACGCGACTTGCTCGGGATATTGCTTGGCGAGCTCGGCCCATTCTCGAACAAAATAGGCAGGTTCAGAGATAAGGTGTCGTCGTGTAAAGCAGGTAATCTCTGACCGTAAGCCATACGACGCAAGAAGATTAGTCGTCCGCTCCATTAACGAGAAATAATTTGGAGTCTGCACGTCAGTCCCACCAGGCCAGTCATGACTTCCAAACCATCGAACATAGGTCATTCCAGCCCCGGATGCCCACGCCGCAAATCGGTCAAGATGGCCCTGGTTATAACGTGTAGCCCAGGGAGCCCAGAATGCACTTACCCCAGCTAAGGGAAAGGGTCCGGTATCGTCTCGAAATGATCGACCTTCGAGTCGAAGGGGACCTTTGAGCGGCCGACCGGTCGTCGTGGGAAGAGGCTGAATCGCTTGGAGAATGTCAGAGACTGACCCGAAACGGTCTTGTTCCCAGATGGCTCTCCACTTCGCCTGATTAATGACCCCCTGCCGATCGAGTCGTCCCACCTCAGTCACGCGACTGATCACCGCCTGTTCAAAAGCGTGAGGAGACTCAGTTAGAAGTAGAAACGCCGAATCCTTATGGGCGTTGGCGATCCACCACTCATAATCCGGGGCATTCATGGAACTCGGTTTTCACATTACTCTGAGAGTTAATCTACCGATGGCGGATTCAATGGTTCGATTACGGGATACCCATCCTCGTCCGTCCACTCCGTCTCAAGCATGTGTTGATCCTGGCGATTCGCCACCACCATCCAACTCACCGTGTCGGTGCAGGTAGCTTCCTCACAGTCGATGGAGAGGGTCTTCCCACTCACCGATCCGCGCACATGCTTCCACCCTGTTTCATTGCTCGTAAAAACCTGTTCATCACGACAGAGCAACACCCAGGTGCCACTCGTCATCCCGGCCGCGACATCGAGATCCACGGTCGCCGATCCATCAACGAGATCGACCGACCCTCGATAAATCAGTAACGCTTCATTTGATTCGACGAAGCTATGGACGAGGCGATGTGTCTCGTTCTTTGACGGATGAGGATGAGCAATATTGAATGACCCTGAGCCTTTCGAGACAGACCCCACCACGACGAGATTTCCATCGAACTGGACATTCCCTTCATCGACCCATAGAGAATAATTACTACTGGCTTCAGAAGGAGCCGACGAGACATATAACGAGGCCGCAGCGGTCACAGCACCGCCTGACCCAACTGTAATATCAGGTTCGGCAACGAAAACTTGCACGACTCGAGTAACGGTCTCACTCGCAGGAGTCGTCACAGTCGTGGTGAAGTACGCGCCCTCGGTTTTATTGTCTCCACTCGCACAGGTGAGTGCGCCATCCACGAGCAGCCCCGTCACACGCGAGGACGCGCCGCCACTTGTAAAACTTCCGGTTAATAGAAGGCGAGCGTAATCGACGACACTGCCCCCAAACACATGCGGCCCCGTGCCGACCACCGTTAAATCGCCATTGAGTGTGGCATCGCCTGTGACGGCCACCGCGCCTGTCCCGTTACCGATTAAGAGGCGTCCGCTCGTAAATGTGGTCGCGCCGGTCCCGCCACGGGCCACACCAAGGGTACCCGACGAGATATTGCCCGCATTCAGCGTTGTGAGGTGCGCGCCACTGAGATCGTCAATAATCGTTGAACTCAACGGGCCGTTAATCTTGCCGTCCGTCCCGACCAAGGCCACATCCCCAGTCCCGATATTGAGTCCTCCCCCGACATCCAGCGCACTTGCGCCGGTCCCGCTAACCGTCAAGCCCGTGAATTGTGGGCTATCACCCGTGCCCACCCCGATGCTGGTGCGGAGCGTGGCCCCGCTTTCAGCAACCGGATCGCCGGTCCCGTCCCCGACAATCATTTGTCCATCGGTCAGGACGGCCATAGCGGTAATCGCGCTCGACCCACTGCCCAAGAGAACCCCACCATCGGTAAGCGTGCTGACACCAGTTCCACCGTAGGCCACACCAACGTCCGTTCCCTGCCACACACCGGTCGCCACCGTGCCAAGGATCGTGATCCCAGAAGAACTTCCGACATCCAATGTCGTAGGATCTCCTGACGCATCCCCAATCAGAATTACGCCATCCCCTAACACCGCCGTGGCCGTAATCGCACTGGTGCCACTCCCGAGCAGTACTCCACCATCCGTCAAGGAGGTCGCTCCCGTGCCCCCCTTCCCAACTGCCAAGGTGCCAGTCGCATTCGCGGCCGCGAGATAATACGTGCCTTCCTGGTCGTCCAGCTTGTCGGCGTTCAGATTGGTGCATTTGGTCGTGGACGCGATGACTAAGGGAATCGTCCCGGTAGCAACATCACTTTCAAAGGTATTCGACCGGATCTCGTAGCCCCCGGCGTCCCAGTTCGCAGAAAGCGCGATTGATCCATCGGCCTTTACGAAAGCCGTCGCCTGGAGACCATCGAGTTTGTCGGCATCAAGATTTGCGACGACCGCCGCCCCTGACACAATGGCAAACGGAGCATTGGTGCTCCGACTAAACGTATGGAGCCCCGTGATGGTATAGGCGTTCTCTTCCGTAACAACGGTGTTACCAGAGAGATCCGCGTCAGTATTAGCAACTTGAATGTCAGCCATCTATTTAGGCTTTCTCATGCCCCAAAATGAAAATTGATCTAATCCTCTTTCTAGTGCTTCTCTAAGTTCATCGTCTTTCTTCTTGTTCTCCATCATCTTCGCAATAAATCGCTCTTGTCTACTTGGCGGCTGATCAACTGGTCTCATCCCTAATTCTTCGCTTCCCGTTCGGTAAATACTCTTCCACCCTTGCGGGGCCTTAGAAAGCTTTCTTATCTTTTTTCGACGAATAGCAGATGGTTCCCCTTTTGCAACTTTAGGAGGATGTCGTCGTTTCATCATTACGCCTCGACATACACGAGTGCTCCATCCACCGACTGCGACCCGCCGAGCTCCAGATTCAGCAAGGTCGCCGCAGAGGTTTCAAACCAGCCCACCGGATTGAACGGTAGCACGATGGTCTGACCGGCCGTGGGTCCCATCTGTCCCGTTAAGGCCGTGCCATCCGCCCCATCCTCGAAGCGAATCGTGACGGCCGTACCCGTCATGGTCAAGAACGCCGCCAGCACCCGAATCTTTTTCCCCGTGACGGCCGCGACGAGGGTATTGTTTCCACTAGAGGCCGCATCAATCTTGGCCCGTTTAACAAGCTGAATACTCCACGTATCGGTAAAATCTTCCTGCCCCATGTGGCACTCCTATTCTGTGTGCATATACCGGTAGTCATACCCTGGCGCTCGATCACGATTAAACCGCGACATGGTCTGAATCACCGGACCAAAGACTTGCATCCCGAGATCAACGATCGGAGCCGCTTCATCATCCTTCCCAACCCGCAGCATTCGCACCGAAAACTGGGCAATGGGGAGTAGGACAATGTCAGGATAGGCAAATGTCCCACCAGCCGTGATATCTGATGCCGCTTTCATTCCGTAATAGCGAACGGTATGCGTGCCGTTCGGGAGCGGATCCCAGTAGATATTGCTCCCATTCGTCCAGTAGCGTGCCGGTCGTCCCGTCGTTTCCGACTGGGTGTATACCGATCCACTCGACGAATAATGGTCCCCGACTGGTCCGATTCGATCGAGATCCCAGGCAGGACGACTCGTGTCCGGGTCAATAAACTGCAGGCGGTCCAACCGCGTCAGGCCCGTAGGATAGGCCGTCGCCTCCGTATCGGCCGACGTTGTCACCGTACCGACTGAGGACCCCATCATATTTGGCTGAAGCGCCATCATGGACTCGAAGTGGTCCTGCGCGGCATTTAAGGCGCGAAGTCCTAGCGTGACCCCAGTTTCACCAGATTGGAGTTGGAGGCCACGATCCATTACCTCCATCGTGTCAAGTAGCGTCTGTCCCGTTGCCACGATCTAGTCTCCTGCGTGATGGTTGGCGAATTTACTCCCCGAGGACTGCCCACACATGCTGACCTTGATTTTCGTGTAGTCCCAATGATCAGATCCCGCATCCTCTAATCCCTGCTCACGACTCGCATCACGATCCGCCTGATCACGCTGCGCTTCGTCCTCAATCCGTGACCAATAAGCCTTCCCAGATCCCCACTTAAACCCACTCTGCTCATAGCACGCCGCCATGATGCGCTCATCAAGAGGGACGTATCGGTGCTGGGAATCTTCAGCAACAAAAAGAAGCAGCCAGCCGTGCTGAATGCGTGGACGCCGATACCACACTAACCAGCGTTCCTTGAGAGGATGCCAGGTGATATCGAGGTCGGGGTGCATTGACTGAAGGCGACGACGAAATCTCTCTGGCGCAAACCGCACCCCGAACCGATTGGGATGCCAGAATTGCAGAGACTCCTCACGAGGCGGGGCCAAAAAGGACGACACCGGTAAATGAATCTGGTCGTCCGACATCGTTAGCCGAAGATTTTCAATCCGAACTCACGCACCCGATCGTCCTTACTGGTCTTGCAATGGCGCGACATCCGGGCCCGTGCCATGTTGTAAGCACTACGGGATTCAGTGTTATAGCTCGTGCTCCATCCATCCACAGGACACTGAAGATTGCCCTTCTCAGCATCATGCACTAATGCTTCGGGGATCGGTTCTTCCTCGTGTACCCACGGAGGATTGAAGTCCTGTAAGGTCATTTCCTTCAAGGGGACGCGGAATGAATGTCGATTCCCCTTATCATCGATCCAGGTCGTGACCTGATGAGAATCTGATCCGATCCCTCCACGATGCGGACGCCCCTTGCCATCCCAGGCATGGAGCGTGGGAAAGCGTGGCGCACCCCGCTTCGACATCTCAATCCATTTGTCTGATTCAGTTAAATACGTCTTAATGGTGGAGATGATGGCCTTCTGACCCGTCCAGGTATTTCCTCGATGCTTCTTGAGTTCGTCCAGTTCATAGATCGCACCCAGGACTTCCCGCACCGTCACAGGATTGACCCCAGTAGGCAGCGGGTCCTGCAATGCCACCACCGGAGATTCCCCCATATGCGCTAGAAAGAACTTATTCTCAGCAATCGAATACTTGACCGGATCAAAAATATCCATAACCCCTCTAATAGCTTGTATTGGTCCGAATGGGTTTCAGCACAATATGCACCGAACCCTCATAGGCAGTGACCGTGCCAGTGTAATTCAACGAGAGTTGTTCCCCTTTATCCATCTTCCGGTTGGCTAAGGTCGAGGTCAGCGTCGATTGAACCGGCGTGTTCGCCGTGCTGTCCAACGCTAGCGCCGAACTCAACGCTGTGGTCAGGCTCGCAGGAGCCGTCCCAGAGGCCGCAATGCCCACATCCAAAGTCGTACTGCTGGCTCCAGCAATACTATGGCATTCACGCACATCCATGATTTCATAGTCCTGATCAGCGACAAAAATGCCGATATCGGCCGCTTCTCCCGCTGAAATTGTATAGACGACATGCACTGGTGCAAGTTTCGCAATCGCTTTAATACCCATGAATTCCTGCTTTCTGGCGAAGTGACGGGAGTTAGGGTCTCCCTCCCCAGTTCAACCCTAACCCCCCACCTACTCAGTTTACGACTCAGCAACGTCTTCGATCTTCGCGCCAGCTGCTGGGTTATCACTCAACAG